GATATGGTTCATCCCATATCATATTTATATGAGCGCCTTGATAAGCGCTCGATTTTTCGATTCATTATCACAATCACTACTTGTACGTAACTCTACTGCAACGAAACTCAAACGTGGTAATGTTCACCCACTTTGATTTCCTCTTGCACTGATTACCAATGCAACTGTATTGTCACTAATTTTCAAGAATTTCTTCTCATCTGACTTTAGGAAAGACTATACCCCCCCCTATATTTTACATGTATCTAACACAAAAACATAAAAATTTCTCGCGTTTACTGATTCACGTTAAAATCTTTCCACTCGGACCTCTAGAACAAAACATAAAAACTTTACATATTCACACACATAATAATTCTTTAGTTCCGATACCAGCTTTACATCTATACTTAGGCAAGTTTACACTGCTGAAAGCTACTAGCAATTCATCCCTTACACCTCTCCGTATCTTATTGATCGACGTGACCCAAAGATTGATGGGGAAGTACAGCCACAGTTGTGGCCGAGGCAACCCCTAGCAAGTTATTAAGACTAAGTCCCTTCTTGTAAATGTACTAATCAAGTAAAACTCTAGATTATGTTCCAGTTCATTGAACTGGATATAGCTTAGGACGGCTGAATAATACTCCACCCAAACCACTTACAATTACAACATTAACTCTATCCGATACACAATGTTTTCCCCCATCGAAATTGCCTCAGTGGTATCCAACGCTGTTGAATCAGGCCTTATGACAGGTGGATTCACCCAAGTAGCACAAGATAGCCCATTAGCTATCATCTCGGCTCAGGAAACAACTTTTCTGTTTCTCGAGTCATCCTTAACATTGCTTTATCAGTTTAAGCATGCTAAAAGTAAGACCTGTCTGGTTGTTGCATCTTGCAGCTTCTTTACCTGTATCACAGGTAAGTCAGTCACAGGCACATTGTTGCGCGTCATCGACAGCCTTGTCCATGACCTGGAGGGTTCCCTCCCTTTCTTTCAAAGCTCAGAGTCTAATTGGCTCACTGTTTTGGAAGACCTTTACAAAAACGTTGGACGTGCTAGAAAGTCAGTACTAGGCGCCAAGGTTATCAAGGTTTTTAACCATATCATCGCACACACTTTTTACCATAAGATTGGTATTGAAGTTGATGAAAAGCTCTTCCGTAAGCTGGAAGAGAAAAAGATTCGCCCCAAAGTTTGGGACGTTCTTTCTTTTGCTGATGCCATCACTGGCCTACTTCTTTTCCTTGCGAAAGCCGGCCGACATGCCCTTTTAACAGGTAGCATTGAAGCTTTCTTTGTCGACGAAACTATAGTCACCACGTGGCTTGACGCAGCTTCTAGATTGCGTAAAGACGCTGAATTCCTTAGCAACCCTCGCGCCATTGGCACGACTGTTCCCACTTACCTTGCCAAAATCAAGGACGCCATTACTACCGGCAAACGTCTGTCTACCATCTTTAAGACTGGCGTTCAACACACTATCATCCATTCGGTCCTTCTTGAACTTGAGATGATTGAAAAGCGACACACATCCTCGCTCATTGCTGCCTCATTTAGGAGAGCACCTATCGGTATTTTCCTTTTTGGTACAGCCGGAGTTGCAAAGTCCTTCATCGCCGCTGGGCTCTTCAACCACTACTGTTCGGTACGTGGTATTGAAAAGGATGCAGCTTACATGTGGACCAGAGACGATAACGACGATTTCTACTCTGGTTACAAATCACACTTCGCTGGTGTTTTGTATGATGACGCGGCCAAGTTCCGTTCAAGTAAAGTTATGGGCGTCGACCCATCCATCAAGGACATTATCTCTGCCATCAATAACATCCCCTTCATCACTAACCAAGCTGAGCTTGCTGATAAAGGTAAGGTTCCATTTCTTTCAGAATGGGTAGGCGTCACTTCCAATGTCGGTGACTTGAATGCTGACCAGTACTACAATAGTTCTGCAGCTTTCCTGCGTCGTTTAACAGTTCGCATTACACCCATTGTCAAGGAACAGTATCGCGTCCCTGGTGAAGATCGTATTGATGTCACCAAGTTCCCCAAGGACGAACAGTACCCAGATCTCTGGGATTTCATTGTTGACGTCCCAAAGGTTAACGGTATGAAAGGTGAGTACGTTCCTGTCCACACTTTCACTTCTTACGCTGGGCTTCTCGTGTACATGACCGGTGTTTACGAAAAGCACATTCTTGCACAAGACAGGCTTATGGAAACAACTTCCAAGATTGGACCAGAAGTCATTTGCATTTGCAAATTGCCTAAAAGCATTTGTCAATGTGAATCGGAAGAAGGTGCCATTCTTAACATTTCACCCGAGGTCGTTGAGCAGGTCTCTACAGAAAGACGCGCTGCTAATGCGTTAATTGCTGCACGAATTAGTGTTGCCACGAAAACGCGTTGTGATCTTTTCATTCGTTATGGCCACCTTCTGGGTGCCCATGCTATGTACTTTCGCAACTTGTGGGGCATGAACGGTATTGTCGAGCTTTTTGATGTCGAATATGATGGTGAACTTAATGGGCCAGAGCTATCAGCTTACCTTACAAGTACCATCACAGAACACATGGACAATTTCAGTGCATGTGATTCCCACACTCGACTTCAGTTGCTAACCGACAATGCTTTTAATGAGGTGGACGAGTTTGACGAGTTTATTTCATTCGTTCCATCAATTGGTTCGCCTTGCTTTTTCTTGGAGGAACAGCTTTCTGAGCTACGTGAGATCATTCTTAGCTTTGTCACTTGGACTCTCAAGGACTCCGAGCTCGCTCTCTTGGATAAGTATCTGTATGAGAAGGCCCCTGTGTATGTAGCCAATGGTTGGCCTATGTGCGACATCATTCGTGGTGGCGCAGACTACATCAAGTTTTACAGCGCAGCCATTGAAGATCCTGTTCTTTTACAGACTAGGGATTACCTACTACACAAAGGTGAGACTCCCATTTCACAGAATATGGGCCTTTGGTTTGCTAAGCAATACTTCACTCGTAAATGGGTGTACAACACCTGCAATTACTTATCTGGTTTTCGGGCTGTTAAGTATGTCGTGGCGAAGATTTCTTCACGTAACCGTAGACATCCT